AACGCCTTTGGTCTTCTCAAAAGAACGCATACCGGCAATGCCCAAGATGCCTGATAATATCACCCAAAGTTGGTCGGCGTCTAGTACCGGAGGGGGATCCATTCCAATAGGAACCCAGCCCATAGCCTGCAAGTATTTCCAGCACCACTGGAACAGCGGATACAACAGAAACTGATAGCCCATAGCCGCTACACCGATCCATCCAATAGCTGGCCTCCAGCCAGAAACAAACACGTTAGATGACGCAGCTTCAATCTTGTTGACCTCGATCTGGGCTAGGTCTGTAGCTTGGTCGATGCGCTTCTCTTCAAGATCAAGCTTACGCTGCTCAATCTCCATTTCCATCTTTTCTTTGTCGGTTGTGATTAGGTCGCCCGCAACCTTACCCACGGCTTCTATGATTGATCCAACGGCAAGCAAGCTCATGCCAAACCTTTCAATGTGCGGTTAATCCAGCCCTTGAGGAACTTAACCTGCACGGGGTTCTTGTTGCATATCTCAACGTAGCGGGCAATCTTAGCCAAGGCGTAGGACTCTTTGAACCGTTGACCATCCGTAATCTGGTTGAGCTTCTCAATAGTTTTAGCACCAATACCGCCGTCTGGCGTAGCGCCCACAACCAACTGCGCCAACTTGACTGCCATCCCCATACCAGCATTTACGCCAAAGTTAAAGATAGAGTTGGCTACATCTTGGTTTGAAATCTCGTTACCGCGCATCTTGTCCCAGAACTCAACACGATAGAACTCACGCACCATAGGTGTAAGAGACCCACCAAACTCCTTTTTATCCACAAGCGCCCAGCCATTCCACTGCGGGTTCTTGTTACGGGCAATACCAGCATAGGTCATCCCACCTGTATCACCGGGCACTTCATGGAGGACGTAGCCGCCCTCATCTCTAATCATTAACTCAAAAGCTGGTTCAAACTGAGCCATTACTGTTTACTCCTTGAAAGCATGGTGGCTGCAATTTCCATCATGGTTCTCGTTACCTGAATGTCGGCGGGTTCACTATCCCACCCTACAGTAATCTGGCCCACAAATCTGTTTGGGTCAGGTGGAATACTAATTCGGCAAGTATAGGCAACACCCTTGGCGATGTACCACAAACCCATCTCGGACTGCGCTGAACGGTATTCTCCGCAAGGTATTTCACTGGCCATCAGCTTAACCACATCTGCGTTGTTGGCTGCGTTTTGAGTAAACAAACCTACATCCAGCCCATCGTTGGTTTTGTCTCGGCCTTCTTTGGTGTAAGCGCGGTGCAGCACTCGGGTTCCAAACATGGGATTGACTTTGAACACAGCAACAATAGTAGCGTTGGTGGTTTTAAATAAGTGGGCAGCAGCGTCTTCTACCCTGTCTTCAACAATGCTTGGCATCTTCTTGGACTCTTTGTATGCGCCCATCAGCAGTTCTTGGTTCTGCCAAACAAAGTACCCAGAGAACGCAAACACCGCCATGAGTATCAACGCGAACAGTTTAAACGGGCTATCCACATAGGACAGCACCTTGCTCAATATGTCTGCTGGCTTTTCGTCACTCATCCTAGTCCAATCATTCCAAGTAGTTTATCGACAATTTTTCCCGCCAACTCGTCCGGCAGGAAGCGGAGCAGACCAAGCACCCACCACGCAATGCACAGCCTGACAAAGACTTTAAGGAAAAGGTCAAACTGTTTTTGGTACTCATTCACCGCCCACACCTTGATCTAGCACACAGATCAGAGACTTCATTGATACCCCATCCAACTGCACCAATAAACATCACAATAATCACAATGGCAACTGCCCACTGCATTTGTTCAGCCTCGGCCTCTTTGCGCCTTTTCTCTTCAGCGTGTAAGGCCGCCATCTCTTTGGCATCATCCCTGTCCATTTCAGCTTGACGGGCTTTGGTTGCATTCCACACGTCTATGCGTCCAGCTTGCATGAACAACATTTTTAACTGCTCTTCAAACCGCTTGGCCTCATCCAAAGCCATCTCAATCTGTAACGCCGCACCAAGGTTAGACTTACCGCCAGTACGCTTGGCGTGAAGCATGGCTTTCGTAGCGGTTGACTTGGCATCAAAAAGCTTTGCAATTGACGGTGTTAGACCTGCCAGATCACTAGCCACTTTGCTGGCTTTTTTAACGACACTGATTGCAGTTTGCAATCCTTCTAGCGCCGTGATCGGATCAATCATCTTCTAACCTTTTGCCACTCAAGGCATACTACTTTACGGTTGTAGACATCACCCGTCCACGCCCAACGCACACAGCGGTACTCATCTTTCTTTTTTTGACTGGACGCTCCCGGCATTAGCATGAAGATCACCAATACCCATTTCATCCCCAAATCCAAACGAGGGTGAACGTTCCCCACACAATGAAGATGGCTACAAAGGCCGCAACGATAAACGCTTCAGCCCAGTCTCGCATGATTAAGGAGCGTCAGGCCAAGTGATTGTCCAAGGGAAACCTGCTTGTGTAGGCACATCGCGCAGGGCTTGGCGGTACGTGACCCAGACCACAGGAATCTGAATGCCAAGGTTGTCTTGAGCATTTTGGTCTATGGCTTTAGTCACCACCCAGTCGCAGTCTTTCAGCTTTTCTGTACGTGTTCTGCGTACATTTGCGGCCTGTTCTGCGTCCTTCATTGCCTTGTACTCAGCTTCATTCTCAGCGGCTGTTTTGGCAGGCTCTGTTTCTGTGGCTGGGGTGTCTGTAAACACTGGGCCGAGGATGTAGTTGGTGTACCACTTGTCGCCAATTTGAACAACGCCATCGCGCATTGAGTACTGGTAGACCGTGCCGCCTGAAGCTTGTGGGCCTTCAAAGACAATGTCTGCACCCCACTCATTCAAAATAGCTTCAGTCAAAGGTTCCTTGGGGAAACCCAAACCAGTTTGGAGTTGGCGAAACTCATGGTCAAACATAACCGCGCCTGTACTTCTTACACGAACTTGCATAATATGCTCCTTTAAATAGTGCGATCAACCCAATTAGGGTTGCGGGGCCAGTTAGAAAACGTTCTTGGATCACCAGTAATTGTGGCTGGTAAATCCCGCAAAGCCTGACGATATGTTGCCCATTCTGCCTTCTTTGGGCTTGGGTTGTCTACCGCTTGAGTGCCGTCTGTTTGGGTAAGTAGCCCGTCACGTTGACTGCGAATCTGGGCCATTGCACTGTCTTTGGCAGACTGGATTTCTTCTGCGGTCAGGTCAGCTACGGCAACCTTGTACACCCAGCCGTTTTCTAACACAGGTGTAGAAGACACAAGCTTTTGTGTCAGGCGGTCATGGTCGCGGAATAGATTTACTCTGACAAACCCTTGAGCCATTAACTGCTCGTCCGTGACCGAAGTTGTATTTCCAAAATACGTGCGGAAGTCGATGATCTCACCGATGTTTCCGTTTTCTACTTTTGCAATAAACATGAATGCTCCTTATGTTGGGCCAATGTTGGGGAATGCCGCAGTTGGCGGTGTGAAGTTTGCTGTGTATCTGGCGTAGCCTTTGGTGATGCGTAGGTCATCTATATAGCCGTTTAAATGTCTCGCGCCAGTGCTATTAGATGCGCCAATATTCATACCGCCAGTTGGGGCGTAGGAAACTGTATTGGTAGAGTTTGAACCTATTTGAACCCCATCTACAAACCCTCTAGCCGTGGTTCCACTGCGAGTAAACGCAATATGATACCAAGTACCTGTCGCTGGTGTAAATGGTGAAAATATGCTGTCCCATCCTACAGCAAGCTGACCAATTCTTAGTGAACCTGAACTGTGATATACAAAGTCCATACCGCCTGAGCCAACGCTACCAACAAAACCAGTATCCGCTGGTGATACATTAAAATATACCCACAATTCAACGGTAAAGTCTCCTGTGCCAAACCCAAGGTTTGTCACATCTTTAATAAACAAGCGATCTCCCGTACCATCAAACGACAAAGACCCCGTCCCATACTTCACCACGCTTGTAGAAATCTTTGCATCAGCAACAGTTTCTAAGTCGTTCATCATGGCGTTGTTAAAAATTGCGCCATTAGTGTAGTTGAGAAGCAAGCTGGTGTTTGTAATTGCCGTTGGCGGTGATGATGGCGGAGTAAATGTAGACGTGTATACTGCCGTGCCAACCACCATTCGGAACCCGCCCATATAGCCGTTAGTTGAAATTGATGATGATGGCCTACCACCAACAACCATTGAAGTTGTAGTGGATGTTGACATTGCTGTTGTAGAAGACCCTACTTGTGTTCCGTTATAAAAAAGTCTTACCGTGGAGCCTGACTTTGTTGTCGCAATATGCGTCCAAGTATTTGTTGTCGGGGGCGAGACGCTAATGATGTCTACTGACGCATCGCCAACATAAACAATGCCGCTATTATTGTTAATGTAAAAATTTGAACCAGCAATAATTGCCCAATCACCTGAAATAGGGTATAGCCAACATTCAATAGTCCAATCACCAGTTCCGGGCGCAAAACTTTGTGGATTTGGCACAGACAAATAATCACCACTACCATCAAAGTACCCTGACCCACCAATCACGCTTGTGGAATAGGCGGCAGAAGCACCAAATGGGTTGAAGCGTTGAACGCTTGTAGCTGTTGGAGTAATAGTAAAATTGTTTGTGCTGTCGTCAACAAATCTATTGTCAGCGCAAGTCAACAATGATGTATTTGTAATAGCAGTTAAAGGTGTAGTGCTCGGTGTAAAGTTTGCTGTGTAAACAGCAGTACCTTTGACAATTCGTGCGTTTGATATATATCCCTCAAATGCATAGCCGCCAGAACCATAGTCTCCGATAGTAACTCCTGAACTACCATCTGTTCCACCAGTAGAGAAAGTTGTTGTGGAGACAGAAACACCATTTATATATAAAGTAAATGTATTTGAATTTCTAACAGCCGCAACATGAGTCCAAGTATTTAATGCAAACCCATTATTGCCACTTTGAACCACACCACCAATGCCAAACATTCCACTAGCGTTGTATGGCCCCCATGCAAGGCCTATTACGCCATCTGCTCGTGTATAAATGTAATATTCTGTAGGCCACTTACTTATAATTAGCCTGTCTTGAAATGCGCCTGTTTGGAAAAACCAGCACTCAATGGTGAAATCTGCTGGAAGCGTAAACACTGCGTTATCCGCTACATTTAAAGCACTTGAGCCATCAAAGAAATTAGACCAATTAGACCCATAAGGCGAGAAAGAACCTTGGGTTGTATTGCCGTTTCGGGTAATCGTGGAGTTGTTTGTACTGCCGTCTAAGAACGTATTGTTCTGTGCGCCATTAGTCCCATCACCATGCAAGAGCATAGTGACGTAGTTAAATTGTGCGTCTGGTTGCACATTACCCGCTGTAGGCCACTGACCCAGTTTCTGCCAGTAAGCCTGTTGCTCCAATGTCCAGATACCGGACGCAGTGCTGTTTTCGTATGCGCCTGATGGCGTTGGTGCGGTCTTGCTGATTATGCCGCCGGGGTATTTTGAACTCATGTTGTACCTTTAAGCGATAGCCAAATATGAAAAGCCAAGATGGTTGTTTCTACAACGCCACTCAACAGTCGACTTAGGGATGCCGATTGATTTTGCCGCCTCTACAGCAGACAACCATAATCCGTGTGGAGTTCCAACCATTTTGGAATTGTAATGTTTGCCGCCGCTTGTAGCATTGCTAATTTTTGCTTTGGCTTCAAGACGATGCATTGCATTTCTTTCTCCAACAGACCATGTGTTTATTTGGCCCGTCATGATCATGGATATTTTATTGCGTGTTGCAATCGTAATTTCTTTGCCTAAATTACCATCTCTAACATTTTCTTCTGTAACACCACAAAAAACATTGTCAATTGAATATGGGCCAACATCGCCATGCCTACGCATTACATATTGTCCACGTAGTTTTCCACGCTGTTCCCACTTGCCTGTTGCAATCCACCAGTCTTTCCATTCCTCAAATGTAAACAGAAAATTAACGCCACGCATCTTTGCGTTACCTTTGTGTTGCGTATAACGCTTGCGAAATATATCTTTTGTCATATCAAGCAATTGCTAAAAAGATGAATGTGCCGCCGTTTGCGTTGATAGCGGCTGGTGCAGTGGATGATATTTCAAATCCCGTAGCCGCAGTGTCCACATAGTCGGTATTGGTTACTTCAGCGGCTGTGCTGTTTAGCAAGAGGTATGGGTCGTTGCCAGCAATAATGCCACGGGCAGAGTCCCACACATACCAGTCGCCAGTTGAGTCCGTGCGTTTAATCATTACAAACCTTGACCCTGCCGCAAAACCGCAGTTAATAGTTTGAGTTGTGCCCGTGCCTGTGTAGCTTCCTACTTTAGAAACTCCGGCGGCTGTGGCAAAAAGGTAGGCTACATAGGTGTTACCAGAACCATTAACAGAAACGTTTGTGCCAATGGAAAACACTGAAGATGTTGGCGTAGTTGTGTTCCATATAGCAGACGCTGTAAAAGCAGAATCATTTGTGTTTAACTGCAATCTTGCGGCATTACCCGTAGCCGCGCTATACACCTGCCAAACCTGTGCATCATTTCTAACCTTCACAATCATCAACTCTGGCACAGCGCCTAAGTTATGCGTCACAGTAGTAGCACTTCCCGTCCCTGTATAGCAAACCTCATCAAAAAAGCCGGGGGCGCGGCGGAAGTTTTCAACAATAATAGATGCGGAACTGCCATTTGTTATAGTAGCAGCCTGTAAATTAACTCCAGTATTGCTGTCATATAAAGGAGCAATTGCACTGCCCAAAGAGCTTTCTGCGTCTGTTACATTTGTTGCTAAATATCGAGTACCACCACGCAATCTATCAAAAACATTATTGTTATCAAAACTACTTTTTGTTCTATTAATAAATAAAGAAAAGTCTACTGGAAAGTTTGTTGTTATTGTTTGAGTTGATCCGTTACCTGTATATGTAGTTGGTAAAAACACACTAGTCCCACTCGTAGGCACTTTCATCGGGCCTCTACGAATGGCTATGTAGATGAAAGTAGCGCTATTAAACCCAGAATAATTTTGGTTAAAAACAAAACCCGTTGCCGTTGGGAATGTTAAACCACCACCAGATACAAATGTTTCTGCATCGCTTGTGTTTGCCTGTAAATATTGAGAATTTCCAGCTCTAACTGGATAACCTCGCATATTGTCTTGCATCCACCAAAATCCAGAGTTCGCTTCATCACCAGCACTTACTTTTTTAATCATTACCCATTGAGGTTCATACCCCAACGTCACCGTAGCGTTACCAGAACCATCAGTAGTAAAAGACCCACAGCTAATCACATTGTCTGTACCAGTTAGGCCAAAGCCTCCTGCGTCATGGGCGAATAGGTAGGCAACGTAGGTGGCCCCAGATTCATTC